GTATTGTTGGGCAAGGTCGTAGCCGATAAATTAGAAGTAGAAAACATTGAACCAGAAGAAGCCACGGTTCAAAAGGCTCAAGCATTCGCTGAAGCGTTAGTAAGCCTGGCAACCGTAACTAAAGGAAAGTAAGTAAGCACTTACTTACATTATATGACCGTAAAGCCATTAAATCGTATTAAAGGATTAAATCCAATGCCAGAAGCTGTAGCAAGCCAAGCTGGATCCATTGTGCCACATTCTGCACATGCTGAAAAACGTAGTCATGAATATCATAAGAACGTAGTTAATAAACCCAAGGCTACACATACTGGTGGACGCCAAAGCTCTGCACGTATAACAGATCAATTGAATCCGGACCGTTCCGTAAGTCTAGCTAATAAGACTGGGCGCTCGTTTCCCGGGCTAGCTAACTAGGCATAAATAATCATATGCCTTTAATTAAATCAACATCCAAAAAAGCATTCGGTAAGAATGTAGCCGCAGAGATGAACGCTGGTAAACCACAGAAACAAGCTGTGGCCATAGCATATTCAGAAAAGCGTGATGCAGAGAAACACACAACAAAGCATCCAAGTAATACAAGCACACAAGGCGGTATTAAATCACATTCTGGACACAGTTCAAAACGCAGTGACCATTATCATAGTAAAGTAGTAGAGGCAACAACTGTTCGCCCAAGTTCAACAAAGATGACACGTGCCGAACAACAATTAAATAACAATGAAGAAACACAAGGTGTTGGTTCATATACTAAAAGGTTAAAATAATGTCAGCAAAAGAATTAAAAGGGGTTTACAATTTAAACCCAACAAGCATGGTAATGAAGCAAGGTAGTGAAGCCGAGCGTCGTGAACGTTCTAAAGGTGGTAAGGAATATGTTGGCGGTAAGAATCCACGCATGCCAGAAGCACATGAAGCTCCAGTTGATACTGGCGTTGAAGCAGAAGCTCATAGTCATGATAATCCAGCTATGAAGACACGCCACAGTCATCCAAGCGAAAAGAAACACAGTGATGGTCGCAAACATGAAGATCATCATTGGGCAGTAAAACAATTAAAAGGTTAATAAAATATTATGACAAAGAATACAACACTGGGCCGTAAGGCTTCAAACAATATGACAAAGGATGCTGGTCTTTATAAACCAAAGACAGCTAAATCACAAATGGGCGATGGTGCAGACTTTGCATTCAACGGCCAAATGGGCGATGGTGTAAACGGCCACGGAACAAATGGTCGTCTTGCTGGCAACCACTCTGGATTATCAATGAAAGAGAACTATGGTTCAGGTCCACGCCGAGGTAATGAAAGTGATTCAGGTGATGAGCGTGGCATTGGTCCATCCGTAACTAAAGATCCTAAAAAGATGACTATTGCAACTGCAAGTCAAGGTCACAACATTGGTAAGGAAACTGGTGTTAAGCGTTTCCCAAATCCAGATGCTATTAATGTGGGAATGAAATAATGTCAGTCGCACCTTTTAGCCCAGTGGGTAGCACATTTGCCGCAAACGCTACAACCTCTAGTGGCGTTATTAGCTTATCATGGAATCAACCAGCGGCATTCTTTAATATTACTAATACTGGTTCTGTTCCTGTGTATTATCGTTTAAGTCCAAATACTATTGCATCGGTAGCAATTCCTAGTGCTGGTAGTTCAACTCCTGGGCAGATGATTAATGCTGGTGATAGTCAGACTATTCAGATTCCTGCGGTAGATGCTGGTGGCACAAATGTATTTGTAACACAAGCCAATTTAGCAGTAATCACAGCTACAAGTTCAGCGTTGGTTTATATTCAACCAGTGTTGTCAAACGTTCGTTAAGGAGATATCATGGCTGAAGGTAAAAAGAATTGGATCGCAGGCGCTATTAAGAAACCTGGATCATTGCGTAAGACATTAGGTGTAAAGAAGGGTGAGAAGATTCCTGCCAAGAAGTTAGAGAAGGCTACTAAATCCAAAAACCCAACAACAGCAAAGCGTGCTCGTCTTGCTGAGACTTTAAAAGGATTTAAGAAATAATGGAAACTAAAAACCCACATTCAGTAGCAAACGTTAATCAACCACAAGGTCCACGTGTTGGCAATGAAGGCGCACACCGGGCTAAACGTGGTAACTTCAAAGCTGAGAAAGCTGAACGTGAACCAATTGCACGTGCAATTATGGATGCATTTGGTGAGCGTCAATTGCGTGACTATGCTGATCACGATTTCCCAAATGAAGGACAGATTGAACCTAACTCAGGTGTAAAGAAGTTTAAAAGTAGTAAGAAATAATATCACGTCATGATATTTTAGGTTTGGTAGTTGTCCTAAACAATTACCACATTTTATTTTAAAGGAAAAGAAATGAATAAACAAGTAGAACCATCTCCATGGGGTGATGATGTTAAATCTGAAACTCCTGTCAAAGCAACAAAAGAAACCAAAGACATAAAAGACAAAGCTGTAAAGAAGCCAGTGGTTGAGAAAGAATCAATCATGGAACCATTGTATGATTTAGATGGTTTAATGACTGACTTCCCAACAGCTAAAGATCTTGAGAAGTTTGTGTATGACAAGACTGGCCTAGTATTAGAGCTAAAAGGTCGTAGCAATAAGTTTAAGTATCAAACTGCTATGGATGTATTAAATGGTCAACAACCAGATGAAGCATTGTTGGGATCAGAAAATCCATACTTGGATAAGAATGATTTAATCCCAGTTGATGATTTAAAGAAACTACCTCCACGCCCAGCAGAAGTTCGTGGCGAACAATGTGTAGCAAGTTTTATCAGTAAAACATTCCAACATCCAGATGCCGAATGGGCCGCCGCTGGTCAAAAATGTGAAGTAGTATTTCGCAAGTATATCAACAATGTAATAACATATGAAATCATTGGTCCTATCTCAACTCGTGCTGTTGGAACCCGTGTTAATAAGTTTGGTAAAGAAGTTCCAGAAAAATATGTTTGGGTAGATCCACGCACCGGTGAACAAATCATCCGTAAAGAGAATGGCTCTTATACTCCAGTTGGAACACGCTTACGTTCAAAAATGCAACAAGCTAAAATCAATAAGTCAGACTATTGGTCAGTATGGATCGACCGTGAGTTTGTTATTAATGACGGTTCGGGATCTGGTGATAGTCCATGGGGCACAAGTCTATAATGGATTTAGACCAATCAGAACTATTAGCTGATACCAAGATACTTCAAAAAGTTAATGCCGCACATCGTGATGCATTTTCCCAGAAGTATCCTGGACAAGTTGAACATTGCTTGAGATTAGTTATGGAAAGACTACAAGCTGGATTAGACAAGCGTGGAAACATTGCGTTGGATGATCCAACTACTTGGCGTATGTCCACAATAGAATTACAAGAATTGGCACATACAGCTTATCTATTAAACGAAATCCGAAAGGGATTCTAAATGTTAGATCAAGGTTTGCTAATGCGCCATGCTATTAAGTATTGTGCAGAACAGCATCACATAGATCCAACACGCTTGAATGCATTACCAACAGAAGTGTATAATAAGTTTCAAGATTATGCTATCTCTGTTGCGGATGATATGCGTTGCAATCAATTAAAGTATTTTAGACCATTTAAACATCAGTTAGATTTCTTTGGAACTGGTGAATCAGATCGTCGTGGAATACTTGCCGCAAATCGTATTGGTAAAACTGTATCAACATGTTATGAAGTGGCTTATCACTTAACTGGACGTTATCCAGATTGGTGGCCAAAATCAGCAAAGAGATTTAATAAACCTGTTACTTGTATGGTAGCAGGAGAGGGCTGGAGCCAAGTTGCTCTAGTATTACAAGCAGAACTATTAGGAACTAATGATGTTAAAATTAAAGATGCCTTGGGCACTGGTGCTATTCCCCGTGAATGCATTATTATGGATACTATGCGCTCTGATGGCGCTAACTGTATTGGTGTTGAAATCAAGCATAGTTCGGGTGGAAAGAGTTACTTACTATTTGCTAACTACACTCAAGAAGTCCGCCAAATGCAAGGTTTTAAACTTAACTTGGCTGTGTTCGATGAACAACCGCCCGATGATTTCTTTAGTGAAATCGTTACACGAACAGCAACAACGCAAGGGCAAGTCCTTTGCTCATTTACTCCACTAAAAGGTCTAAACGGATTAGTTAGTAAGTTCTGGAATCGTGAAGAAGGTTATGAACATATTCGTGTTAGTTGGGATGATGTTCCAGAATATGATCCATGGGGCGAAGCATTCTTATTAAAAGAAACGAGGTTACAACTTGAAAGAGATTATCTCCCACATGAACGAGATGCTCGTCGTAATGGTGTTCCTGTTATGGGTAAAGGAGCTGTTTTCCAGATTAGGAACTGGCCAACTTATAAAAGTGGGGATTATGATTTCCGTAATACTCATGGTTTACATCGTGTTATTGCATTGGACTTAGGTCTTGTAAATGATAAGACTGTTATAAGTTTAATGTATTGGGATCCAGATTCACAAGAAGCTTGGTTGCATACACAAATAGTAGTTAAAGGCACAGAAGAAGCAAATCCAGTAAATTGGATACAACACTTAATGCGCCCCGAAGTATTTGGAACTCCTATTGTATTACCACCTGATGCTGGAACTGTTGGACGTTATA